ACCTTTAATCACAAGATCTTTTAATATTATGTTAAGAAAAGGTTTATTACCAACACCCCCAGTCAGTTTGCAAGGCAGCACAATAGACATTGAATATGTATCTCCTTTGGCTCGTTCGCAACGTACTGGGGATGTGCAAGCAATACTAAGATCATTAGAAATTATCACACCATTAGCACAGATGTTGCCAGTTATGGATTACCTAGACTCAGATAAATTGGTTAAACATATTACGGATGTTTTAGGTGTACCAAGAAAAGTTTTACGATCTGATCAAGAAGTTGCTGAGATTAGAGAACAACAACAGCAAGCTCAACAGCAGCAAGCACAATTAGATCAAGCATCACAAATGGCTGAAGCTGGAGGTAGAGCTGCTCCGTTGTTAAAGGAGTTAAGTGGCTAAAAAGCAAGAAGAAATAATAAAAGAAGCTAGACGAAATTATAAAATAGTTTTTGGTTCTAAAGAAGGTGCTGCTGTTTTAGCAGACTTAGAAAATAGAACTGGAATACACAACTCTACGTTTGATCCTGATCCATATAGATCAGCTAACTTAGAAGGAATGCGAGCCGTTACATTATTTATTAAATCAATGTTAAAGGAGAAAAAGAATGGCTGAAGAACAGACAACTGCACCAGAAGTGCAATCTGAACCGACTATAAACGAACAAGCACCAGTAGAAACACAATCTTTTATTGACACTCTACCAGAAGATATACGAGAAGATGCGTCTTTAAAAAATTTTACCGATGCTGGACAACTAGCTAAAAGTTATGTCCATGCACAGCGAATGGTAGGTGCTGATAAAATGGCAATACCAACAAAAAATTTTACCGAAGAAGATTGGCAACAAACATTTTCTAAATTAGGTGTACCTGACTCGCCTGATAAATATGATGTCAAATATAATTTAGCAGAAGGTCAAAGTGATGAACCAGTTAAAAAATTTGTAGCGAATGCTCACAAGTTAGGTTTATTACCTCAACAAGTCCAGGGAGTGTTAGATTACTATACACAATTAGAAACTGGAGCTGTTGAAACAGCACAAAAAGATTTAGAATTACAAAAAATAAATAATGAAGGCGAACTAAGAAAAGAATTTGGTTTAGCTTATCCTGACAAAATAAAATCGGCAAATAATGTTTTTAAAAATTTTTTTGCAGAAGATTTAGCTGATGTAAAATTACAAGATGGTACATCGATTGGTAATCATCCTGGATTTATAAAAGCGTTATCAAAAATGTCAGATAATTTTAGTGAAGATACAATTAGTGCTGGACAAGAAACAGCTGGTAATTTAACACCATCTGAAGCACAAAAAGAAGTTACAAAAATCATGGGAGATCAAACTCATCCATATTGGTTGAAAGATCATCCAGGTCATGCTGCTGCTGTTAAAGAAGTAGCTGATTTACAAAACATGATACATCCGAATTTAGAAGGGTAGTGCGAAAGCATCCTTCTTGACCATCTGAATAGTAGAGCAACTAACAGTTGTAAAATGCAGACGAACCTACCTGGTAGACAACTCATCGAAATTTTAACCTTAATTTGAATAGGAGGACATTATGTCTAATCAAATTACAACAGCTTTTGTACAGCAGTATGGTTCTAATGTACAAATGCTTTCACAACAAATGGGTAGCCGTTTGCGTGAAGCTGTTGATGTGGAAACTATTACTGGGAAAAATGCATATTTTGAACAAATAGGTTCTGTCGCTGCACAAGTGAGAACTTCTCGCCACGCTTCGACTCCACAAATTGATACTCCACATTCTAGACGTAGAGTTAGTTTAGCAGACTACGAGTGGGCTGATCTTATTGATGATGCCGACAAAGTAAGAATGCTAATTGATCCTACATCTAGTTACGCAAAAGCAGCAGCTAATGCGATGGGTAGATCAATGGATGATGTTATCATCACAGCTTTGGGTGGCACAGCTTACTCAGGCGAAACTGGAGGAACTTCAGTTGCGTTACCTAGCACTCAAAAGTTTGCAACATCTAACCAATCAGATGGTTTAACGATTGCAAAACTTCTTGATGCAAAAAAGAAAATGGATTTAGCTGACGTAGATCCAAGCATAGCACGTTATGTGGTATGTGGAGCAACTCAAATAAGTGATTTGCTTAATACAACAGAAGTAAAATCTTCTGACTTCAATACAGTTAAAGCTCTAGCACAAGGTCAAATTGATTCTTTCCTAGGATTTAAATTTATTATGTCAAACAGATTGAGCTTCGATGCAAGTAATACTGACGACAGATTAGTTTTTGCTTTCACAAAAGATGCGATCAAACTTGCCATTGGTAAGGATGTTACAGCAAGAATATCTGAGAGGGATGATAAATCATACTCTACTCAGGTTTACTACTGTATGTCAGTTGGTGCAACTCGAATGGAAGAAGAAAAAGTTGTTCAGATTCCTTGTCATGAAGCATAGGAGGGTTAAGATATGGCTAGTGTAAAAAGTGTTGCAATAACAAATCTTGATGCTGTACCAGCAGTTAATTCTGATGGTGGCAACCTATCTCCAATGATGGTATGGCATGATACTTACGAAGCATCTTCTTTAGCAAGTGGTTCTGACATCACTATCGCAAGAATACCAGCTGGAGCAACTATTCACGATGTTATCGTGAAAGCTGATGCTCTTGGTGGCTCATCTACTTTAAAAGTAGGCGACTCAGGCGATGATGATAGATACCTTGCTGCTGTAGGTACTTGGAATGCTGCTGGACAAGCACAATCAATGTTAGCTGGCTCAACAGCTGCTAATACTGCTGTTGCTGGTTTAGGGTACAAAGTATCAAGTGCGACAGATCTAAAAATTACTACTGGTGGTGCAAGTATCACAGGTACGATTTATTTCTGGGTGTACTATACTCAATAAATATTATGGGGGGATTATTCCCCCCTTTTTTAATTTCAAACAAAAAAAATTATGGCATCAAAAGTAGAAATTTGTAATTCAGCTCTTAATATGTTGGGAGCAAATAATATTACCGACATTACAGAAGATAGTAAAAACGCAAGATTATTAAACCAGAGGTATGAACCCATTAGGGATGCTGTTTTTAGAACGCATCAATGGAACTGTTTAATTAAACGAGTAGAATTAGCACAAGATACTGATGCACCTACGCATGAATATACAAAACAATATACTCTACCATCTGATTGTTTACGAGTTCTTCGTATTGGTGGACACCATGACGGAAGCTCTAGTGATTTAGATGCTGGTCAAAGATTTAAAATAGAAGGCAGAAAAGTTATTACCGATGAAGCAACTGTTTTTTTAATTTATATTGCAAAAATTACCGATGTAAATTTATACGACACATTACTTCAAGAAACGATTGCTGCAAGACTAGCAGCTGAATTATGTTATGCTGTTACATCTTCTACCTCCCTGGCAAATCAATTAAAAGATTCTTATAATGAAAAATTACGAGAAGCTAGATTTACAGATGCAACAGAAGGTACAGCAGATAGTTTAGACTCTAGTACATTTATTAATTCAAGGTACTAATGGCAAAGCAAACAATAGCTTTTACAAATTTTACAGCTGGAGAATTATCTCCAAGACTTGATGGTCGTACAGATCTAGGTAAATATTTTAATGGCACAAAGACATTAGAAAATATGGTTGTACATCCTCATGGTGCTGCAACTAGACGACCAGGTACAAAGTTTGTGCATGAAGTTAAAAGTAGTGCTGCTGCTACACGATTAATTCCTTTTGAGTTTTCGACAACGCAAACATATATTTTAGAATTAGGAAATTTATATATTCGTTTTTTTAAAGACCAAGGTATTATTACAGAAAGTGATAAAACCATTAGTGGTGCAACACAAGCTAACCCTGGTGTTATAACTGCTACCTCCCATGGTTATTCCAATGGCGATCATGTTATTATAACAAGCGTTGTTGGAATGACCGAATTAAATGGTAAAACATTTAAAGTTGCAAATAAAACGACTAACACTTTTGAAATACAAGACGTTGATGGAAACAATGTTAATACAACTGGGTATACAGCGTATGGTTCTGCTGGTGTTGCAAATAAAATTTATGAAATTGCATCGCCATATGCGACTGCTGATTTACCAACTATTAAATTTGCACAGAGTGCGGACTTAATGTACTTGGTGCATCCAAGTTATGCGATACGAAAATTATCACGTTCTGGACATACTGATTGGAGTTTAACAACTCCTTCTTTAGTAACATCAGAAGATAAAACTGTTAGTGCTGTTACAAAAGCTAATCCTGGGGTAGTAACAACGTCTGCGGACCATGGATTGTCCGAAGGGGATTTTGTTACATTTACAGACATTGGTGGCATGACACAACTAAATGGTAATGTTTATAAAGTTGGTACTGTTGGATCATCAACAACTTTTAATTTACAAGATTCAGATGGTAATGATTTAAACACTAGCAGCTATGGTACATTTTCTGCTGGTGGATCGGACACAGTTAATAAATTAACAGACCCAGTATTAAATGCTACAACAGATTACTTTCCTAGTAGTGTAACTTTTTTTGAACAACGATTAGTTTTTGCGGGATCAAATAATGATCCACA